TACTAGCTGAAATGAAAACATATGTATCTACACCATCAGGTAAAACAGAAGCGTTACAAGGACATCATGACGATACTGTTATGGCATTAGCTATTACCTGGGAAGCTTATCGTACTAACATAGATAAATTATCAAATCAAAAAGTCGATTGGAGACAAAAGAACTTTGTCAACACTAATAATGAGGATTGGATTTAATGGCTAAAACAAGCAAACAGATAGAAGACGTTAGGGCTAGAATGATGAAAGACCCAAGACAAGCTAACTTTGCTAAGCACATGATTAATCCTGCTACTGAAGAAGGTCAAGAGAAAATAAAAAACTTTCAGGCAGCAGGAGTTAAGGCTTCAGCAGAGGCTCGTAGACTAAAGAAAGAACGTGACGCTAGAATTAAAGAGAAAGCCGCTGAGATGGCTGAGACTTTAGAAGCACTTAATGTTGTTGCACAAGATCCTTTGGATGTAATGAAATTGCTAATGCATGAAGCAATGGAAGCAGGTGATCGTGAAGAAGCATTTAAGATAGCTAAAGAACTAGGCGAATATAAAGCACCTAAGAAAACAAGAGTGGAAACTGTCAACACAGAAAAAACTAGTGCAGACTTAAGTGTAGAAGAGTTAGAAGAATTAGCTCAACTTAAAAAAGATTTAGGAGGACAATAATGGCTATTTATAGACCTTCAAAAGGTGTTAAACAAAAGAATGGTAAGGTCTGGGACCCTACTAAGAAATCTAAAAATTCAGCTACTTATGGACGTGATAACGTTAAAGAACATAAAGAGCCAGAGCTTGTCCGTGCCCATCGTGAAGAATGGCGAAAAGAGGGTAAAGACGGACTACACAGTTGAACCTCATGCTGTCCTTTAGGTTTTCGGGGTACCTTTGGTTCAAAAACCCCGTACTAGAATACATGCCCATATGGGTGCTAGATTGATAGGAGGCCTTATATGGGCAATTATATGACCGGTTATCTTGAGAAAGTAACCGACGAACAACTAATTAACTTGGTTGATACAGGTGTATCTAACTCAGCAGGAGACTTTTTAAATTCTTCTGAATTAGCTAACGACAGATTACAGTCTACTTATGAATACGCAGGTTTACCTGAAGGTCATTTAAGACCTAATGGTGTATCTAAGATAGTTTCATCAGATACAACAGAAACTATAGAAGCTTATTTAGCTTTGATATCAGAGTTAATGTTTAATAACAATCGTATAGCTAAATTTAAGTCATGGTCAGCATCACCTAGCGCTATAGCAGCAGCTAATGATGCATCAGATTTAGTTAACTATACCATATTTAAAAAGAATAATGGTTGGGAATTATTAAATACTTGGGTAAAGTCAGCCTTACTTTGGAAAAACTCAGTAATACGTTGGGACTTTGTAGAAGACAAGTACGCTGACTTTGAAGAGTACGATTCACTTACTGAAGAAGCTTTAGATCTTAAACTGTCTGATAAAGAAATAGAAGTAGTTGGTGAGTTAAATTTTAATCCATCAACTAATACTTACGAAGATGTTAGGTTAAAAAGAACCTATGATATGTCTAGAGTTAAAATAGAAAATGTACCACCAGAAAACTTTTTAATATCAAGAGACGCAAGTGCTATTGATGATGCTAAGTTTGTTGGTGTACAAATAGAAATGTCTCGTTCAGATATAAGAAAAATGTATCCTGATATTGCAGATGAAGTTTCTGATTGGTCAGAATTACCTAGTGCAAGTGAAGATCATTCCAATTATTCTGAAGACGTAGCAGTACGTAAACGTGTAACAGGTCAAACATACTGGTCTGGTTCAGGTAGTGACGATGATTCATTGTTAGAAGCTAATATGAAAGTAGCTGTAACAGAGTGTTGGATTAAAGTAGATCGTGATGGAGATGGTATAGCAGAACTTAAACATATAATTGTTGCAGGCAGTAACATATTACATGAAGAAGACTGTAACTATATTCCACTAGCATCACTAAGTCCTTTTGAAATACCTTACGAGTTCTTTGGATTATCTATAGCAGATATGACAAGATCTACTACACTTACTTCTACTGCTATACTACGTGGTTTTGTAGAAAACACTTACTTAAGTAACTATTCACCTAAGTTAGCTGATCCGAATGTTGTAGACTTTTCTGCATTACAAAACATGAGACCTAAACAGATTATACCAACTAACGGTAATCCTGCAGGTGCAGTTACTGACTTACCACCAAGCACTATTAGTGCAGGTACAGTTCCTTTGTTACAACATTTACAAGTACACAAAGAACAAGCTACAGGTATGTCTAAAGCAGCACAAGGACTTAATGACGAATTATACGTATCAGGTAACAGTGAAGTTAAACTAAATCAAGTTATGACTGCCAGCCAAAAGCGTATACAACATATAGCCAGAAAATTTGCTGAAGGTGGATTTAAAAGACTATGTGAAGTGTTTATAAGACTATAAAGGCTAACATGGATGAAGTTAGTATTATGTCTGATAGACGTGGTGTTATGTTAGATGTTAATCTAAAAGAACTACCTACTTGTATAGAGTTAGAAGTAGATGTAGATTTAGGTGAAAACTCTAATGCTAACAAAAGAGAAAAGCTAATGTTATTAGCATCTCAATTAATACCTATGCTTAAAGAGTCAGGTCAAGGAGCTATGATTAAGCCAGATGCCGTAGCTAATATAGCGTTTGACATGGTTAATAGTCTTGATCTTAAACCAGAACAATATCTTAAAGATCATACTACCAAAGAATTCTTGGAAGAAGCTAAGAACGCTATGAAAATAGCAGAGGATGATAAAAAGAGAATGAAGGAGATCGCAGCTCGTGTTGAAGAATCTAAAGCTAAACAAGCTGAAGCAAATTCAGTTTACACTAAGGTGCAAGCAGATAATTCGCTTCAAGATAACATTAGGCAAACAGCTATTGCACTTGATCGTCATGATCAAGAATGGGCTCGCCTTAAGACTGCCGCAATTAAAGCAGAAGTTACTCCGGAAAATCTCCCAACTCCGGGAAATATGGACGAGATAATGATGAAAGCCGTTGAAATAGTTAAATCTATTGAGGCAGCACCATCAGGAAAAGAAGGTGGTTCACTAGACGAAATGGTGAAACAAATGGGCATAGACCCTGCACAAGCAGTGCAATTAATAAAACAAGCAATCGGAGGTGGACAATAGTCCCCTCCCTAACTACACCTCTACCTTTCGAGATGATGTGTACATAAGGTAAATTATGGAAAAATATAGAGAAGCAGGTGACAAGAGGATGACCAAGAAGGTGCATCCCGATAGATTATCACAAATAGCTTTACAGGAAGCAAAGTTCTCAGCAGACACTCGGAACAACTTCTTTGACTCAGCATACGGAGATATCTTAGTAGATTTCTTTGTTGAGTGGCTAAAGACCGAACCTCACGAAACTAAGACTAGAGAGCATTTATATGCTTGTTCTATGGCGCTAGGTAGCGTTAAAGAAAAGTTAATTAGTATAGAAACTAAAGGTCGTAACATTCCTATTATGGAAAAGTTAAGTGAGGAAGACAGCAATGATTAATATTAAAAAAGAAACAATAGATGTAGTAATAGACAATATTGATAATTCAATAACTTATTACTTAAATCAACATACTGCAGATATAAGTGGAGCCAGTCGTATTAGAAACGATGCTCCTATAATTAAAGGTTTATTTGATTACAGAGAAGCCTTAATTAAATTGCAGAAAGAAAATTCTCCCGCAAAGAAAAGAGGTAATCCTAATTTTGGAAAAAATAATCCTTACAATACTAATAAGCAGGAGGTAACTAATGATGGCTGATAATAATAGTTCTACCCAAACGGATGATAAAATTGTTGACAGCAGTTCTGAAGATCAGATGCTCGCAGACATTCTTAATAAATCAGAAATACTCCAGGAAGCTGGTGTAGTTCCGGTACCAGAAGAATCTCTACCCGAACCTGAACTCCAGGACTCAGAAGACACAGGAACAGAAGAAGACCTTGAACAACCTGTAGAATCTGCCGAATATGAAGATGATGTTGAACCAGATAATGAAGAAGAGGAAGAAAGTAAGGAGGAAGACGGAGATGCCGAGGCTACCGAAGTTGATACTTATTTACTTGATGACTTAGAAGACATTATGGTATCCCACAAAATTGATGGTGAAGAAGTAACACTTCCTTTATCAGAGTGGATTGCTGGTTCTGCAACCAAACAACATCTTAGTAAACAAGGTCGTGAGATTGGGGAAGCTCGTAAATCATTAGAGGAAGAGCGTACTCAAAAATTAGGTGAAATAGAAACATTAGCAAGTGTTATTGCGAATGAAGTTTACACTGACGAAACACAACACCAGAAAAAGTATCACGAGATCTCTCAAAAGCTTTCAGAAGCTCAGAAAGAGGGGGATACTTATGAAATTGGTGAGTTAACTCAAGAACAAACTAAAGCGCAAGCTGCTTATTGGGAAGCTAGAAACAAAAGAGAAAGTCTTTCGGTTCAAGTACAACAACAAAAACAGCAACTACAAAAACAACAATTTGAAGACTCTGTTAGGCATTTTAATGATACTATAACAGATGTTATTCCTGATTGGAATAGCGATATTCAAAAGTCTATAAGAGAATTTGCAATAGAAGAAGGACTACCAGAAGCTTTGCTTAATGTAGTGGCAGATCCTACTGTAGTTAAATTTGTAGATGAGTTTCGTAGACTTAAGCAAGGAATAAAAAGTGGTGCTAAAAAACGTGCCAAGATTCCTGCTAAGAAAATACCTGCTACTAAATCTAAGACACCTACTAAACGAAAACAAGACAAGGAGGCAATGACTAAAGCAAGAGCTTTTAAAAATGATTCTTCGAAAGAAGATCAAATAGAGTTTTTGAAGAGGTTTGCGCCAACACGATAAAGCCAGTATTCGGCTAATAACATATAGGTAAAGTAAAATGGCAACAGGACGTTATGGCACATCAGGTGCTTCAACACAAGCGGCTAACGCAACAGGAAACCGCTTCCCTTCAGGCGCATCAAGCGCATCAGTATCCGAAAAAGAGGATCTAGCGAATTTCATCTCAATGATTACACGAGATGAAACACCGTTTATGTCTTCAATCGGTAAAACAAAAGCGACTGGTATCTACCACGAGTGGCAAACAGACGAATTAACACCTCCAGGTAACTCACGAGTTGCACAAGGTGCTGACTTTGATGCTGTTACTCCAGATGGTCGTACAACAGCAGGTGGAGATCACGGTTCAGGTGGCGGTGTAGTACTTACAGATGCACAGCGTAACCGTGCACGTTTAGGTAACTACACACAAATCAACGCAAAAACAGTTGCAGTATCAGGCACAAAACGTGCTGTAGATCAAACTGGTGTTGCAGATGAGTACGCATATCAGCTTAAAAAGCGTGGTACAGAAATGCGTCGTGATGTAGAAGCTGATTTAATTCACTCACTAAACGTTTCTACTCCAGGTTCTGCATCAGCTGCAGGTTCTATGGCTGGTGTTTTCTCGTGGGCAACTAATGTTGTAAACGTGGCATCAACAGATAGTGGCAACACAGCTGCTCGTATCTCAAATGCAGGTGTTACTGCAGCAGAATCAGGTATTGGTACAAATAACTTCTCAACAGAATCTACAAGTGCAAACGTAGGTGAACTTGAGTTATCACATATTGACGAGATTATGCAAACAATCTACGAAGAAGGTGGTAAAGCTACTAAAGTAATGTTATCTCCAAAGAACCGTCGTGTATTCTCAGCTAAAGCAAATGCTACTGGGTCTAACGTACGTCGTAACATCGACGATTCAGGTTCATTACGTCAAGCAGTAGACATTTATATGTCAGACTTTGGTGACGTTATGGTAGAGCCTAACTACATTATGGGACTTGCTGCAACAGCAACAGGTGCTGGTGGTACATCCGCTGACGCAGTATCTATACAAGATGCATTAGCGTTAGTATATGATCCAATGTGGTTCAAAATAGCTACACTTCGTCCAATGCAGGAAGTTGACGTAGGTCAAAACGGAGACTCAACAGTAGGTATGTTCGTTGAAGAATGTACTCTTGAGTGTTCTAATCCAAATGCTTGGGGTGTAATTGCTAACATCGGCGCATAAGTTTAGAAGAGAGGGCATCTTAGGATGTCCTCTTTTACTAATAGGAGTAATAAATGTTAATTAAAGTTACAGCAAATTCCAATGCTTTAGTTATCAGTGGTGAAACATTGATAGGAGCAGCACAGGAAGCAATCTTTAAAATAGGTGGTGAAAATCATATAGAAGTAAATCCGGCTACAGGTAAAATTACTAAAGTATATTTATCTAGACCAGGATCTACACACAATATAGTAGCTATAGGTTCTAGTGCAACTACAGTTGCTAGAATACAAATAGGTAATCTTACAAACAACGGTGAATTTAGCACTTACATAGATTCATTATAATAAAAAGGGCACAGCATGGCAAAGTTTAAACACAATTCTGCGGCAGGAGATCTCACAGGAGAGCTTATTACCGACGGAAATTCAGGGGCTAAATGGAGAGTTGAAGGAGACATCAGTTCTACTATTGAGTCTGTTAAAAGAGATAGAGAAGCAGGTAGGAATAAAAAATCACATTATCAAAAGATGTGTTCTATTCCAAACGTAATAGTATTAGAATTAAATACTAAGCATAACTTAGATATACTAGATCCAGAGTTTATGCATAACCCTGCTATGAAAAAGAAATTGGTATATTTGTTAAGAACAGAATACCCAGATTTACTAGTTATGACATAGAGGATTATTATGGCAACATACGTAGAATTTGTAGGCTCCGGTGATTACACTGGAAACAACGCAGGAATAATTAGAGACTGGGCTAACCGAGATGTTTCAGTACTTTCTAACTCAGTAGTATCTCGGTGCCTTGATTATGCAGCTGATGAAGCTTATAAAACTTTACGTGTGCCACCTTTAGAATTTACAGCAACGTATGTAGTTAATGGTACTCAGGAAGAAATAACTACGGCAGGATCTTCTGATATACCAGATATAGGTCCAAGCGCATTTCAAGGTGGAGGTAATGTTTTAAGTATTATTGCACCAACAGATATGATAGAAATTATTTATATAAGAAATGCAGATATTGGTGATAAAAATGTAGGTATAGTATATAATGAAAAAGTAGACAGTAGAACCTTTAATGATGGTTTTACTCAAACTAAGGATTTTCATTTTTATACCAGGATAGGAAATGCCTTTAAACTTCATGGTAACTTTAAAAGAGGTGATGAAGTAGATGTTCATTACTATAGAAGATTACCTGGGCTTAATGACAAATATTCTGCTACCTTTATTAATTGGGTATCAGGATTAGGCACACTAGACATAGGTGGTAGTGCTACTACTTACGCTAATGCTTCTTCTCCTAACAATACAGAGACTTATTTTAATAATAGAGTAACGGCTGACTCTAATTATTGGGTAGGTAATTTATCTGCTAATTGGTTAAGAGATGAAAATGAAAGAATACTTTTATTTGGTACATTAAAACAAATATTTATTTATCTTAATGATAATCCAGAAATAGAAAAATATCAAACATTATTTAGTGGTCAGATTGAATCACTTAACAGAGAAGAAACTGCACGTAAAGCACGAGGCGGTAATATAGCCATTTCCTTTTCAGGAACAAATCTAATCTAGGAGGATAATATGGGCTTTAAAAATTTATCAAATGAAGTTACATACACTGATAATGGTGGTAGCTTTGATACTCAAGCAATAGATACAGTAGAAGTTGAAAATTCTTTAAGTGTATTAGCAACTGCTTCATTATCAAATGCAACTGCAGCTCAAACAGCTAAAGAAGCTGCAGAAGCAGCAAAAACAGCAGCTGAAACAGCAGAAACTAACGCTGAAACAGCTGAAACAAATGCTGAAACAGCTGAAACTAACGCTGAAACAGCTGAAACAAATGCGGCTACTAGTGCTACTGCTAGTGCAAATTCTGCAACAGCAGCTGAAACAAGTAAAACAAATGCGGCTACATCAGCAACTAATGCTTCTACAAGCGCTAGTACTGCCACAACTAAAGCAAGTGAAGCTTCTACTTCAGCAAGTAATGCTGCTACATCAGAAACTAACGCTAGTAACAGTGCTTTAACAGCTACAACTAAAGCATCAGAAGCGGCTAGCAGTGCAACAAGTGCTGCCTCAAGTTTAACTAGTGTTCAAACTATATTTGATAACTTTGATGATATTTATTTAGGTAGTAAATCTTCAGATCCAACAGTAGATAATGATGGTGATCCTTTAAATGCAGGAGATGTATACTGGAATTCTACTGCTGATGAAGTTAGATTTTATAATGGAAGTTCTTGGGAATCACCTGATGCTCAAGCTGCTACAAGTGCTGCTGCTGCATTAACAAGTCAAAATGCCGCTGCAACTTCAGCAACAAATGCAGCTACAAGCGCTACTAACGCAAGTAATAGTGCTAGTACAGCTACAACCAAAGCAAGTGAAGCTAGCACTTCTGCTAGTGCAGCTCAAACAGCAAAAACTAACGCTGAAACAGCTGAAACAAATGCTGA